CGTTAAAACTATTCTACAAACTTGGTATCGTAGTAACTCACAACATTACGGTATGGATCTGAAAAGAGGGGATATTCATTTAAAATATTATCAATTTCCATATAGAGATTTTCAGTTTCCCAATAACTGTCTTTATCGGGTAAAAATACTTCGGTGTACTCATCTTTCGCTTCTTTAATATCACAAGGCTCACCATTTTTATATGCAGATTTTATTTTCGCATTATTTATTATGTAATAACTTTCACTGTCCCATCCTCCAATTGAAAGTCCAACTGATTCAATAAACAATTTGTATCTTTCATAACCAACAAAAGGAGTTCCTGTTGTAAACTCAATAACCTTAACCGAATTAAATACTTTTTGTATTTTTGATCTTAATTCTTCATTAATATACATACCCGTTTTAAAACTCGGAACAAAATAAACTTCTATTTTTTCATTCACAAATGACTCAAAGTCTTCTGTTTCATCATAAATATAATCTTCAACTATAGGTGAAAAATATGAGACGTTATTTGGGTTTGTTACTTTAAAATAAATGTTAGTAAGATCCGTTCCTCTGAAAGTTTTAGATGATGGTTCCACTTTAACAGGAGTAACCAGTAATCCGTAAATATTAAGAGGGTCTCCAGCAAACTTTTTGAAGAGTTTTAATATTGTTTCATTATCCATCATACAAACATTTTTGCTTCGTTTTCTCTACGAATTTTTAGACCAGGAAAGTCATCAAACAAATTACTACTTGTTTGTAAGATTAATTCTCTTGCTTGTTCAAAGTCTCCTCTTTTAATTGCTTGTAGGAAGTCTTTTGTTCTTATACCTCTCCCCATGTTATATGCCATAGAAATTAAAGTGTTATACATTCCTTGAGTAAGATTTGGTTTTATACCTTCTTTTTCCCAATCATTTAATATTTCATTTATAATACCTTCGGCAACTTTAACGTCATCTCTTAATAACATCTCAGCTTGTTTTTTTGTAATTCTTGTCTTACCTGGTATAATTTCTTCATAATTAGGTAAAAAATCATACCCTTCTCTTTCTCCTTTGAATATTGCATGACCATACCCGATAGTATAAGCCTTATCACCAAGATCATATGCAACTAAGGCTGGTTCACCTTTGTGTTTTATCAATCCTTCCTCCCACCTTAAATGATCAAGAAGTTCTTTTGATGACTTCCTTATTCTTTGTGGTTCGAGTTTTTTGATTACCTCTTTTTCTGTTTTGACTGCGGTTTCTAACGATGGTTCTAAAAAGTTTTGGATTTGATTTAAAGACAGTAACCCCAAAAATGAATACATCACATATCTCATGATCTTTCTTTTTAGATCATCAGGTAATTCTTTTATTTTTTCCTTGAGGACTGAGATATATTTTTTAACATCTTCTTTAGTTTTAACCCACATTTTAGAAAGGTCTATATCATCTTTCACGTTTGTAAAATCCCATTCCATGTCAGGTTCTCTTTCTTCATCTTCGGTTATAATTGATAGTTTGAAAACCACCTCATCTAAGATTTGTTGATAGGTGGTATAAGACTGTATTACTTTATATTGATCTTCTCGAATAGATAATTTCATATTAATAAATATATGAAACTATTTTTCAAAAGTAACTTTACTGATTTGGAAGTCTAAGATATTGAAGTAATCTAATTCGTCTCTTAGTTTTTGTTCGTTTTGGTATCTACGAATTCTATCATTTTTACGTCGTGAAGTTGCTTGAGTATAGAAACTTAGGTTCATTTTAACAATAACATCTATCTCATAACAAAATTGTTTTGTATTTCCTCTCCAAGAAACCGTTTCGTATTTTCTGATATTTGAAATTGTAATAAGGCAATCATTATCTTTCCAAAATCTTCCGTCAATTGATATTGGTTTTTTCTTTAAAAGTTTTTTGATAAACTTTGTGTCTTTGTCGTTGATACAATTACCTATTTTATATCTGTGTTTCATATAACAAAGATAACAAAATATTACCTTCTACCAAAATTTCTATTAAGATTTTCTAACTTAGCTTTCTTCAATGCGGTGGTTAATACTTTACTGGTTTGGTGATTTGTATTCCTATTAACTTGTGTGTAGTCAATAGTTTTTGGTTGTTTAGTTTCATTAACAGGTCTTGGTTTATCACTAAATATAGATTCCAATAACTTATGTTTTTTTTCTTTTAACTCCCTTTCTAAATTAATTTCTTCCGTTTGGGTTTGTAGTATAGATTGAGATAAAGTGTTTGTTTGAGTATCTAAGACTTGGTAATCACCTTTTTTCATTTCATCTAAGATCACGCCACCTTTTTTGTTTTTACTAATCTTAAAAAAGTGTGCCCTCATTTGTGATGCATAACCAGTATCTTTTCTTCTTGTCAAACTATTATTGTGTAATCTTCTGTGAAATAAAACTTCAGATGTTAAATTTATTTTCCTTTTGAATTTATATATTCTACCCATGAAGTCTGAGTCTGCAGCAACTTTCCATCCCTCAAATCCATTCATACTTAAAAATAAATCTTTCTTAATTCCAAACACACCCTCACCATATAATGCACCGTCATTACTAAAATTCCTTTGTCCTTTGTAGTCCTTGAAGTTAAGGAACTTGGGTTTTACACAATCATATTTGTCTAAACTATTATCAATCTCATTTATTAGGTTCTCTAACATTATATCATCAGAATCAAAGAAAAATAATTTATCGTATTTTGCAAGTTCAGACAAGGTATTTTTAATAATATACGGACCACCATTTTCCGTAAAATAATAAAAAAAGTAATTCTTTGGGAATTCTTTAGTTTTAACATATTCCAAAGTCTTTTCACAATTATCAATTCCAATTAAAACTTCAAACTCTTTGTCATATTTGTTAATATTAATAGAGTTAAATAGTTCTTCGAAAAAATCTATTGAGTCAAAGGTGGGTATTATAATAGATAAACTCATCTTCTACCTCGAATTTTATTAAGTTTTACTAATACCGAAGAATTTGTTTTTAATGTTGAGTTATTACCAACATTCTTTGGTTTCAGCGAAACATGCGACGGAGCTTTATTGAATATTTGATTTACCTTTTCGTAGTTGATCGTTTTTTCAGTTTTTTCTACTGTACTAGTTATTTTAAGTTCTTTTGTACTGTTTTCAATTACTTTAACATTTTCACTATAACTTGGGTTAAATATTTCGTTTACGATCTTAGTTTGAATAACGTCTGAATTAGAGTGTGTATCAAATATTGTTGTTTTTTGTGGTTGGTACTTTAAAAAATCTTTATCGTGCGCGATTGATAATACCTCGATGTTATTTTCAATACAATATTTACCAATCCACACATCCGCCATATTTGGGTGTTCAAAATATGTGATTGGTATTTTCATTAAATTAGTATGAAAACACATCACTCCCGTACCACCAAAATGTATCAGAGCGTCTCTTTTTTGATGTCTGAGACAGTGATAAAATTCCACATAAGAATTATAATATGAAGTTATTGGTTTGTTACCAAACTTTCTCCCATGTAAAGTTATGACTCTCTTGTTTGAATATTCTTTACATCGTCCGATCATATGATCTACATAATTTGGTGGATAAATCAAATCATCGTCTATTGTAAGATAATAACCATCAGAATTACTTAATTTTGCAAATTTTAAAGCATCCCCATATCTGTTATCAGAAAAATACAAATTTATTTTTTCTTCAAAAAACTTAGGTGGTATCTCTCCTTCGTGATTATTTAGAAAAATGTTAATCTCATCACACTGATTGTATATTGATTCAATAGTTCTAACCAAACTATCAATTCTTCTATATGAAGCAACATTTACTATCCTTTTTTCACTCATATGGTTATTAAATTGTTCTTTTCTCTTTCGTCTTTATTCATTTTTGACTCATGGTTCCCGTGATAAACTAAAGACTTTTTAGTGTGGTATAAAAATTTTTTAGAATTATTTAACCTTTGGGTTATTTGGTGACCAACACCAGAACTTATTGTTGGGTTGTTAATCCACCTGCGTTCACTAATGGTTTCAATTTTATAATTCAAAGTCTCAAAAAATTTCTTTTCACAAATAAAACATAAGTCATTCCACTGAGTTTGTAAAAACTCACCGTAATCAACAGGATTGCTATAACCCCAATGACTGCGATTGACTCTATCGTCTGTCAATATACTCAAACATATTTTTCTTGTTGATGTTATGGATTCATATATTCTTTTAGCCTCATCAAAAAAATTATCGACAAGTAAAACATCGTCAGGTAAATAAATGTAGTATTTTGAATTTATAGATTTTACAAAACTGAATGATGCGTTATATGTAACATAGTATTTTCTTTTTCCCATGTTTGGGAACATCCCGAATTGTTTGATATTACTCTGACTAAATTTAACTTTGTTATCACTACAATCATCAAAAATACCGATCATTATTTTATAATCTTTTTGATTTTTGTTAATGTCGTCCACTAACTTAGTTAACATTTCAGGTCTGTTATAACTGTTAATTACAACACAAAAATCATATTCCATATTATTCATTTAGTATTGAATTACATTTATTAATGAAAAAAAGGTCTTTTTTCCCAAATCTTGATTCGAACGCATGATATGTGTTATTACCATACGTGGTACCGTATCCAAAAAAGTGGGATTCGTCAATTTTAAAATTTGGTATTTCTGCATGATTTGGTAATAATAAATTTATTGGTATTCCTTTCTCCGTGGCAATGTGTGAAAGTTCTCCACCGCAATCGGACCTTTGTGTTGAATTGAAGGATGGTCTACCTAACTCATTATATGTTTTAATACTAAAAACTAAAAATGATGGTGCCGCATAAACAAATTTATTGTGTGGTGACTTTAAATTAGGCGCAACTTGAGAATTACCAAATAACCCAACATTGTTTTTAGCCCATTCCACGGCAAGTGGTATTATTTTTTTATTTAATGGTATTGCATCAATATCAAATAAAACGATTATCTCATCAGGATTATTAATATCTTTTAAATAATCATCGACAGCATCTCCATGTGTTGTCCAATTTTCAACTTTTATTTGGTTAATTGTAAACCCGTATTTATTAAAAACTCTTTGTTGTAAATCAACAACTAATGGTTTTATTTTTTTATCGTAAAAAGTTATAATGTGCATTTCAATTAAAATAATTGTTTATATCATTTACCCAATTTTCTTTTTGGGAATATCTTGTTTTTTTTCCTGGATTCTGATTTTTTATAAAAGGAGTATCCTTCCATAAGATTAGGAGATCTTTATTCATTGCACCTGCACAGTGAGCTAATCCTGTGTCGTTAGAGATTATTTTTTCTGCATCTCTCACTAATGAAAGTGACTTTCTAATATTACCTATTTCAATTCGATCACAAATCTTTTCCATCCAAGGATTTTGTTTTATGTCTGATTCAGATCCAGTAAAATAGATTGGTAGGTCACTACGTTCATTTATTAGATTAAATATCTCTTCGGGAATTTCTTTTTTACCATACCATTTTGGTTTTGGGTCGTTATCATTAAGAGATAATCCCCCAAGACCATTTAAAAGTAAGAGATATTTTTCCTCATGTTTAGGAATTTCAGATGCGATGTCGACATATGTGTGGTAATTTTCTGACCATTTTTCACCTGTCATCAATTCAAAGGTATATTGATAGTCAGGTATTAATTGATTTATCATCTTGGAAGAAAATGTTGGGGGTCTATGTAATCTCCCAACGTGGTTCATAAAATCACAATCGACAAAACAGTCTTTAACGTATGGGATTGTAAAATAAACATCAATCTTTTGATTTTTTATTTCCGATAATCTTTTAATTCCTGGTGTCAACATAATAAAGTTACCAAGAGCATATCCTGAATGCTGCTCTATCATAGGTCTAGACATATATTATTTTTTAAATAATTATAGAAGTATAATGATTTTTATAAACCATAATGATTTTACATTCATTTAATTAAAACTAAAATTAAACTATGATAACAATAATAGCAGTTACTTACAACCATGTAGAGTCTTTGAAGTGTTTTATAAACTCAATAAAAAATCAAACTAATGATAATTGGAATTTAGTTATCATTCACGACGGTCCAAACCCATCACTTAAAGAAGAATTAAAAAATGAGAATTATTTAAATGATAAGGTTTCTTTTATTGAGCATCCTGTTAGGACTAATAATTATGGTCACTTATTACGTAAATGGTCTTTAGATAATGTTGAGTTATCCGAAAGAGTCTTACTGACAAACGCAGATAATTACTATACACCAAACTTAGTTGAGGAAGTTTTAAAATATGATGAGGACTTTATATATTTTAATGTTATTCACTCACATAAAAATAAAAGTAATCACAATAAATCAAGTTATGGATTTATGAATACTGATTTAGTTTCCAGTAAAATAGATATGGGATGTGTTGTAATAAAATCTGAAATAGCAAAAAAAGTTGGTTTTAATTCAATTTCTTATGGGGCTGATTGGGATTATTTCGAGGATGTATTAAAAACTAACCCATCTATATTAAAAATAGATAAGGTATTATTTGTACATAATTAAATTACTTTTTCTTACCTTGACAATGTGCTCTTTGACTAAATCCTTTTGGGTTACCACAATCTATTGATCTTTTATATTTTTCAGACCATTTCTCGTCAAGAGGTTCTTTCTCTAACTTGTTCTTCCAAAACTTAAATAAATTTTCTTTATCGTATTTTTGTTTCTTGGAATCCCACCCACAGTCATGGCATAAATAAGGATGTCTATCACCCTCTTCCATTTTCCAAGAGTGTTCGCACTTTTCACATTCAATCTTTTTATTGAATACTCTATCGGCTTGTTTTTCTGTTAATAGTATTTTCATTTTTAACATTTTTCGATTAGATCATTATAAATATCCGACAAATAATCGTAGAATTTTTCTTGTAAATATTCTTCAACTTCCTCTCTGACATCAACCATTTCCACTGATGGTGTAACACCATCTTCAAGCTCTTCGTCATTATAATAAAAATTAAGACCTTGTCCAATACAAAAATCTATATAGTCCTCAGCATCTTCAAAATCACAGGGATCTTGTATCTCTGTCTGAAACTCAATTATATCACTAATCTTGTCGATTTCAGCCGCTCGTCTTTTGAGTCTTAAACTCATCATTTGTTTTTCGGTTATTATTATTTTCATTTTCTTAATACTGGTATTACTTCTTCAGCAAAAAAGTTCATTACTTCGTCCTCAATTTGCATGTCTTCTAATATATCCTGTAATCTTGTTTCCTCATCCAAAACACTATAGAAATCATAACCAGTAATATATCCACGTTTATCTGTTGTAATCACACCTAAGAATTCATCCTCTTCAAATGTTATTTCACCGAAATAATTGATTTCATCATTCTCTTCAAATTCTTCCGAGAATGTATAGACTAATGGCATTTCAAAACCATTATATTCGAATGTTTCACCTTCTCTCTCATCAATATCGTAACTTTCTTCGTCACTATAAACAAACTCTTCAGCATTACCTCCTTGATTTACAAACTTTTGGAATGCTCTCATCATGGTTTGCTCTGATGGTTTTAAATCTATATTATTTTTCTTTTTATTATATAAATCTAAAACTCTATCGAAGTTTTCATTTATTGTTTCTTGGTTAGTCGCTTTTTTGAAGTAGTCTTTTAGTTGTTCGTCAAAGGTCTCTTTCATTGCGGAAAATACACTTAAGTATTTATCGTTGAATGAGTCGGATTGTAATTCTGTTGCACTTCCATCAAAAATTTTACTTAAAACCTCATCATAAACATCAACTAAAAAATGTTCAAATACGTTATAATAAGTGGGGTCAATATTATTTACCGCTTGTTCAACCGCTTCAACAATATCACCTATTCTTCTTGTTAACCAAAGTTGACCTTCTGTCATAGTTCAATCTTTTCTCTAGTTTTATTATCGTAAATTGTGAATGGGTTTGCAATTACAACCCAATCAACATACTCATATTTATCACTTCTGTTCCAAGATTTTTCGGTATTTTTTACTTGGATTGTTTTTGTTCCGTATTTTGGTGAAGTCATGATTAAGTCAGTACCATATACCATGTCGATCATATCACCATTCCCACCTTCGTATTCAGTTTTAAAACCAAACTCCTCTAAAACTTCCTTAACTTTGGCTTCAGCCGCTTCACCTTCCCTAGTATTTCCAAGGGTGTTTTTGGTGTAATCATTTAGTTCTTCAGAGTTTACAAAATAATTGTTAATTAATCTAACAATATATGGTTTGAGTTTTAATAACCCTTTTTCAGGGTCTGATATAATATGTTGAATGGTTGGTTTTGCCCTTTCACCTCCTCTATATATCATATCGGTTAATAACTCTGCAAGATCATAGTAGTTAGTATTTAATTTATTAATTGGTTGCCACTCACCATCGATATAAACTTGTTTTTTTTTCTTTACATGTCTTTCAATAAATCTATCCAATTCTTTTTGATCTATTTTACCAATTGTGTGTAAAAAATTAGCACCATCTACAAATTTTTTTTTCAAATTTTCAGGAATATCAGTTTCAAGATTTTTCTTTTTTTGGTCTATAATTTTCATGAGACCCAAACCACTGTCCTTAAATAACCAACTTTTCAAAGACATTATTTTTTTGCACACCAACATTTTTTGTGGACTACCCGAAAATCTTTGGCAGGCTTTATAATCCGATTTATTGGGATTTTGGATCTCCATCATCTCGGTTATTCTTAATATTTCTTCTTTGAGTAAACTTTCCATTAATGATAAATACTTTAGAAATCAATTGTCATATAGTTTTCCTCAATTTCTTCGTCATAGTTTTGGTAGTGGTCAAGACTCAAGGTTTTATTTTTGAAGTTGTAGGTAAATGTTCCTGTTGATCCTTCATTAATTTCCCATCCTGAATGATATAAATCTAGTAATTCATATGTAATATCTTCTAATCTACCATCTAAAGGCGTTTCTCCATTCGATGATACTACCTCATCATTTAACCACCCACTGTCACTAGATCCTTCATATGTAATTTTTGCGGTTGATCCATATTTTTTTAACATCTCATCAATAAACTTTGGGTTCATTAATAATTTGTCTTTCCTTTCTCTCCCTTCTCGGTACCAAGGCGATGTTGTATTCACAACGTCCTGAAAAGGGTGTTCTATTTTAGTTTCGTCAGTTTTTGTCTCATAAAAATCATATGTAATTATGATTTGTTTTTTGTCGGCATTAATCTCAAAGTTCAAAGAACCATTAGCAGCACCATAAAAGTCATTATAAAGTTTATCTATATCGAAATCATTTTTAATCTCATCAAATAAAAATTCTATTGATTGAGGTAATTGACCTACCTCATATACCGATCTCCCTCTATATGTTGGTCCATCCATACCATAATCCCAATCGTCATAACAGTTATATTTATAATTAACTCCATCTTCTAAGTTCATGGAGTTAAGAATTAGAGAAAACTTTCTTAAATCTTTTAATTGTTCTTCAGTTAATTTCATAAAAATGTTTTACTTATAAATAGTTTAATCTTCAAACTCTAACTTTTGACTTCTTGTAACCCAAGTTGGTCTTTCACCCGATAATAAAATTTTCATCCAATCAGAGGCTGACGGTATATATCCATCACAATCTTCTTTTACATGTTGCTCTCCAACATAACGAGTATACACAGTTTTACCATCACTATTCTTAAATTCAGCGCCGAACTTTTCTTGGAGTTCAAATATACCCTCACTGTGATGTCTAAACGCTCTGTGTAAGGAATGTCCGTACCATCCTTTAGTTTCATCTAACCAGTTATGAATGTGTATGTAATCTTCCCACTTTCCACCAAACTTTTTGGCGGAACTTTTTGAATGTAAGATTGGGTGTGCCATTATTTAATTATTTTATTTGCTGAGTTGATGAACTCTTTTATTGTTTTATTTGTTACCGCGGTTGTATCTCTATTTTCGAATAGTTCAGGTTTTGATTCTTCAATTAGGTTACGTAGTCTTTCTCTAAGATATTTTCTGTTACCCTCTATTTGGTAAAACTTATCGTCAACCATTAAATGTGGTAAATTTGAGTTGAATACATTAGTGGATGGGAAGAACACTTGGTAGTGTCTTACCATATAATAAAACAAATTTTCATTTATTTCTATATCTTCAACCATATACTAAAAATAGAGTATTTATTAGAAAAACACAATAGTGAAAATTACAGAAAACAAACTAAAGGTTTTTACCAAACAAATATATAATCATATTATCGATGAATATGGTAAGAATGTAAATTTATTACCTAATGAGGTTTATAATATGATTACTAACCGTAGGGATGATATTCTTAACTTACTAACTAGTAAAATGGATCCCGACACAAAAAGGGCAATATCATTTATGGTATATCTTTTTTCTGAGAACAAAAATCTTGATGAGAGTGTAAAATATGTTTTAGACAATTACACTTTTATGGACGTTATTCACTACGATAATTTTGATTTTAAACTTGTTGAGTGTCCTGAATGTAGAGGTAGAGGTAATGAAAGTTGTGATAGATGTGATGGAAGAGGTCAGGAAGATTGTGATAGATGCGATGGTAACGGACTTATCGAATGTCCCGATTGTAATGGATCAGGTGAAGACTCTGAAGGTGAATCTTGTTATAACTGTAATGGAGATGGTGAAATAAGTTGCCCTGATTGTAATGGAGATGGTTACACAACGTGTTATGATTGTGATGGGGAAGGCGAACTAGATTGTTCATATTGTGACGGAAATGGTGATGTGGAATCAGAAAATAAATACTTCGATAAGTATGTTGGTATTATTGCAAGTATATCACCCGATGTTCGTAATTTACCAACTGAAACCATATTAACAGATGAACAAGCAGATATTCTTCTCGATCCAAAAATAATTTCTCGTATGGATCTTGATGATAGTCAAGTTGATGAATACGAACCTATGGCATACAAAGGAGATGGATCTGGTACTGATATGTGGGTTATCGAATATAAAGAAATAGGTCTTTAATTTAAAAATTTCAACTTATACATCGTAGAGTAAATTAACTCTTGAACCGTATCAATTTGGTTTTGGATGTAACTGTCGTCTACCGATTCTCTATTTTCTTCTATAGTATTCAATAGTTGTGTAAAATAAGATAATACTTGTTTCTTATTTTTATAAGACATCATTTTAAAACTTTTGTAGTTTTTCATTAGTCCGTACTTACCTTGATAAGATTCTACTAAACCGTCAGTGATCGCATCAATACCTTCATAAAATCCTTGTAATGCTTTGTGTTCAGCATATGACTTAGTACCTAAATGAAATACGTGCGCTTGTGTTTGAGAATGTAATAAATGGCAAATCATCACACAAAAATCTTCATTTGTAGAACCTTCTTCAGTTTCATTTTCTTCAGAAGTATCTTCAGTATCTTGATCTTCATCTTCTTCTTGTTCTAAAAGATTTCTCTTTTTTAATTCTTCGATCAATTCTGTTCTCAAATCAGTTTTCATATTTGTATTTTATTATAAATACTATGAACTCCTTATTTATTCACTAAATCTTTATCAGCAATCACAACTAACTCCTCACCAAATAAAGGTTCAATCTCTTTAATTTTACTTTTGATTTCAGGATAATCAGTCCAAACTTTAACACCTTCATGTTCAGGACTATAGTCATTATCCACCAAATACTGAACTACCGAGTTTTCCTCTGTTGTTATAAAACCGTGAGCAAAGTATCTTGGTACATACACCTCATCACCCTCGTTCATTTCAAAGAAAAATACTTTATTATAATCCTCCGATACGGTTCTCATATCAATCACAAAGTCCAATATCTTCCCTGAGATCACTTTAATTAACTTGGCTTGAGCGTACTCATTCTTTTGGAAGTGTAGACCCCGTAAGGTATATTTACGGGGATTAACACTGATATTACTCTGAAGCCAGTTCTTATCAAGTTTATCTAACATTAAAGGACTGAATGTCCCTCTTTTGTCTCTGAATACTTTGTTCTCAATAAAATGTGCTTTCTCCATTATAAAAATTGAATTTCATTTGTTATTGGGTTCCACTCGATATTCCACGGTGTATGTGAATAAAGATATCGTTCATTCAACACAGCTGCATTAAAGTAATGAGTGTGTCCATCGTAGTAGTGACCATAACCAGTATGTATGTGTCCACAGATATGGATCTTTGGTTTAATTTGTTTAATTCGTTCTGCTAGTAACTCACAACCAAGATGAACGTTTCGATTTCCTTCAACATCATCTAAGATACCCCAAGCCGGACCGTGAGTAATTAAGATATCAATATCTTCAGGTATCATATCCCAAACCGCTTTTAACTCCTCACCATTTCGTGGTAAGTTGAATGCCCAATTATAGAACTCAGGTTGCCAAGGACTACCCCAAATTTTCACAGTATTTACATTTGGGTCGTTAGGATCGCTGTCACCAACATTAACCCAATCATCTTGGAGGTATGTTATTGTATCATATGAACCAATAATCTCTTTTACTTTCTCTACGTTATTTTGGAAACCCCAATCGTGATTACCAGCAATGAACACTTTGTGGTGATAGTTGCTTAGTTTATTGTACCAAGCGGCGAACTCACGGATCTCGTGTTCATAGCCCATAGAACTTAAGTCACCGGCATGTAATAACAAATCACCACCAGGTAAATCATCTGTAACCTTTTTGTGTTTGGTGTGAGTATCTGATATGATGGTTAGTTTCATAGTTTTATCCATTTATTATCGTGGTTATACTTGAAGGATCCGATATGTTCTCGGTTCCACTCGTTTGGTTCTATCAAAGATAAGAAAATATTCCCATCCGTACCATAATATAAGTGATATATTTTTCCAATTACCGGTTCAAAACTAAACTTGGCTTTATAGACCAAGTCGTTCCACCTGTATTCCTCGATAAGTTTCTCGTATTCTTTTTTGAGTTCTTCAAACTTATCCTCGAATTGTTGATTAACATGAATCACTCTCGGACTTTTCCAAAACTGAATATCGTTAACCACGATGGCAGGAGCACCTACATTTGATCCATATGGTAAAAGAGCAGGGTTGTCAGCAACATTATCGGGTTTTTTTGTCATTATAATGCATCAAGTTTATCCATAATTCGTTTAATTAAATTTTCATCTGTAATTAACTGACTACGGATAATTTCATTTAATATTTCTTCAGTCTCCAATTTACCTTTTGTTTTAACTCTATGAGTTGCGATTAACTCTACCTCATATAAACGATAAGCAACCTCATCAACATTTTTAAGTTTGTTGATATACTTTTCAATTCTTTGGTCCAACTTACGTCGTCTATCCATATTTGTTATTGTTGGGATTGCTTTGTATAATTCATCCAAACGACCTTTGAGATATTGTATCTCACCAAATTTGAGTATTTCTTGTTCTGTCATATTATTTAGATACAGTGATCCACCAAAGGTTGATCGTTTACGTTAATTAAATCTTTTTCAAATACCGCATCATCTTCTAATTGAAACTTGGTATCGTCATCATATGTTACGGTGATAACCATACCAACTTTTTCAATTTTTTTAATCTTATTGAGAGGGTATTTTTTCATACTAATCAATTTTATTTATTGTAGTGTCTTCAACAATTATTGTTTGATCTGGTATGTCTATTATGTAAGGACTTGGGTGTTGTCCTTTATGGATTGGGTTTTTGCAATTACCTTTGTGTGAACCCCAAATACTTTTACCATAACCCACTTTAATATATTCACACCCTTCATAGGTGTATTCAACTACTTTGTAATAATAGTTTTCGTTGTCTTTAGATAATTCGATTGGTTGTTGTGGTCCTTGTTTGACTTTTTGTTGTTGTTCACAAGATCCTATACCAATTAATATTGTTCCTACACATGTCCCCAAGACAAACATAAGGAATACACTATAAAATATTTCTTTCATGGGATAAAAATAAATGACTTACTTCGGTAAATCAATTATTCTTGACTAAAACTTTGTTTTTTTGTTGTAGCATTTTCTAATAACCACTGGTCTACATTTGACACTCTTAATAAAAAATCTAATTCATATGAATAAGCCCAATATTCTTCCTTATTTGGATCCATATTTCTACCGTAGATTAGTAAGTGATAACTTTCATGGATTAAGATTGCACAGATGTTATAAATGTTTCCAAAGTTCATTTCTTTGGTTGGGATAAGGATTGTGTGTGGTGGTTCTGTTGTTGCAAATGTATTGTTCCAATAACCTATATTATTACAAACGGTAATTAAGTTATTATATTTTACCGTATCGTATTTTTGTATTGTATCTAACGCCTGTTGAACTTTATCTTTCCAACCATCCCCAACATCCGCAATCTGAACCTGAGTGAAAGAATATGAACAGAACATTAACGATATCAAAAGTTGCCATATTTTCATATTTTGATAATTGCTTCGTGTATGGCTTTCTTTAAGGCTGATGATACCGTCATCTTTTCAAACGGCATCATTCCCTCTCTTACTTCGATCATCATCGCTCTTACTTCAGTTGATGACTCACCAATACCTTCATAACACTTTCCGTCATAATGTATTCTAACACCAACTTGAGTAACAGATTCAGTTTTTTCAACACCTACAACTCTGATCGTTGTCTTTGGGAGTCCGAAGTAAAACACCTCAACATCCATATCTTTTCCATCATCAGACAGACAGAACTTCTCTGATAATTCTTCTTCAACAATTTGTTTAATACCAAACCTGATATCTCTATTTCCAAGTTCTCTTAGTTTTGCTGTATTGTAAACTGAATCAACGTAAACACACTGTTGACCGAAAACGAATAGTGGAAATAAAAATAAAAATAATAACTTAATTCGCATAACCTGTTCTTATTAAATAAATGTTTGATGTCCCGCTGTTTGTGGGACTTTGTATTGTTAATCCCTGTACCCCAGGGTAGGTTGTTCTTAAATCACCATAAGATGAGTTAATCACATTCCATTCTGTTTGATTGAATAATCTGTATATCGGAACACCTGTGTTCCAAGGCACATTATATGTCTTTTGATAAACTTCATATATGTCAGATATTGTAAGAATGGTATTACCATTTGTATTTAACCTATAATAATCTTTCGAACTAAATCCTTGTGTTAATATTTTTTGATTGAAGAATTGAGCATCGGTTACGGTTGGATTTGATACCGTAAGATTATCAACTACGATTTGAAAGTTATATGAATTGGCGTTTAAGTTTGTTGTAATATTATACTGACCATTAGAATTTGTGTTGTATGTTCCGTGTAAAGTGTAGTTGGTTTCTGTAGTAAGTTTCTTAAATAATTTTACCGGAACATTTGGTATACCATTACCTTCGGCACCATAAACAAATCCTGAATGATTGTATGGATCAATTGCTCCTGTTATATTTGTTTTAAAGTCAAATGTATTTCCGTACGCATATGTACCACAAAGAGCAGGAACGTTGGCATATACCATCATAAACCTCATATAAACTTGTCCGTTAAATACTGTGGTGGGAACTTGGAATGACGATGTTACCGTTTTTGTTCCTGACCAAGACACATTATAAGCATATACCTGTTCACCTGGATCACTTAATACCCCATTACCATTAAAATCAACCCATAACTTAAAGTATTCCATGTAATTACTATTTGTTTGAGCAACATAAGTAATACTAATATTCTGACCTGCAGTTATTGTTGGTACTGGAGTTCCGTTTGTATAATCATAATATCCGGGTGGGTTTCCCCCTGAGGATGCCGCATATCCATTAGAACCTGTATATGTCTGCCCATTAATAGTAACACTTGCAACATATTCACAACAAAAACTCGTTGGGTAACTCGTACACAACGGTGATTGTGAGTAAACACTAAAACTAAATAAAACGGCTACTGACCAACTAATAATCTTGTTCCACATGTTACTGTATAATTAAGTGCGTTTTCTTTTATTGCCCATGCACCACCGGCATTTATGTTAAATTTGAATCTTTTTGTTATGTTAATATTTGTTCCCAAACTTGGTATTACTACATAAGGTGACTTCAATAATAAGTCGTTGTAATAACTGATGTAAGGTGAGTAAACAAACAACCCCATTATTTTCATATCAATTCTTTTTCCGAATCTCAAATCATACATCCCACCAGCAATAACCGCAGTTCCCAAAAACTCGGTTTTATACACTTGTCCGTATGATACAGTTCCCATGTAAATTGCTTTGAGACTTGGTATTTTTGGGAACATTAACATCTGTCCTCCAGCTATAGTTCCATACATAGAACCTCTACCTTCAAAACCTAATGATAAAGTTCCTGATAATAAAGTCATGGACTTTTTATTGATCCAAGCGTGATACCCTGTTAAGTTTGGTCCTTGTTGTGCCGATACATAATCAACCAAACCACCACGAGCAGTTTCACCATCCCAACGCATATTATGATATCCACCAGTAAGTTTTAATCCTGTTCTAACTTCTGAATTTTGGAAGTTGAAACCTACAAAATCACTTGATGCAATTACTGTAGGTTTACCGCCCTCTTTATTTTGATTTATTGTTTTGGTTGCCCCTTGTGTAATGTTGGTTTGTCCTCCACCTACTTCATCTTGTTGGTCAGATCCTTCCACATTCCCACTACCCCCAGGGTTATTAGGCTCCCCAGTATTGCTGCCACCAGTAGGGTTATTATTATTTTCATTTCCGTTTTGATTAGGGTTTATAGGCGATTGAGCCTGTTGATTTCCATTTTCATTTGATCCACCTTCAGTTGTAGTTCCTCCTGCTGGTGTTGGATTTTGAGTTCCACCATTTTGATTAGTGGTTCCATTTCCTCCGTTTGAACTTGTTTCATTTGTTCCAGAAGTGGTTTGACTTCCTTCAGTAGTGTTACTTGTTCCATTATTTACATTTTGAGTGTTATTGGTCGTGGTGTTATTAGTATTTGTCGTTGTGATATTACTATTATTTGTTGTATTGTTTCCACTTCCATTTTGGGATCTCTTCCCATTCTTCTTTCCACCATTACCAGTATTAGAAGAGTTAGATGCCGCCGCTAGTGATCCACTTAAAAAATCTGTAGCCCCATTTGATAGATCCATTAATGATGATAATGAATTTAAAAGTCCAACAGTATTAAGTGTAACGTCTTGAGCGATATTGATTTGACCACCAAGTCCTACTATCTCAGCACAAGGTGATCCGTCATATTGCGAAAAAACTTGGTTAGCCCAAGTTTCAAAAGTTCCATCGGTAAATTGTTGTTGAGTAAAGTTCTCAACAAAACCATAGTACCCCACCGTGACTGAACCATTGATG